ACATAACGCACTATTCTAAGGTTAGCACCATAAGATAGGAAGTTTAGGGCGCAATAGAAGTCGATTGCTCTCGCAGAGTCGGTTGCCGAAGGCTTTCCGAATGTCTGAACGAGTTCATTTTCGCTAGAAACGGTCACTACTTGATTTGCTGGACCCCATTCGAAGTTTCCTGCGAATGCGCCTGTTGTGGTTGCTACGGAAGGAACAATTGCAGAAAGATCAATTTCCGTGACATTCACACCAGGACTTAGTTGAACTGGTATATTGAATGCTGCCATTATCTTCTCCTAATGGATTTCGATGCTCTCTTATGTATAAATTTGGGGTTCTTAGAAGAGTAGTTCGTCACCAGACCCATACGCGGCTTCCCACACAGTTCCTGAAGAATCGCGTATTTTTCCGTAATTATCAAGTCCATTGTCAATAATTCCGAAGGGGGTCATGTCATCTTCAAGTTGCTTCATTCTTTCGCTGTAGAGGTCGCGTCTGAGGTCGAGATCCGATAGATCCTTGAAGTATGATTGAGTGGATAGCCAACCAAAGAGGACAAGGGTCATTACAAGATCGTCGTGGTGTCCAACTTCTGCTTCGTATGAGTTCTTTTTAGAGATAAAAGAAAATAATTCTCGAACGACATCAAAGTCCTCGACAAAGAGTTTGTCCTCCTCAATGAGAGACTTGAGGATTGAGCAACCAATACGCTTTACAGCATCGGTAGTTCTGACACCGAATTGTGAAATTCCTCCACCGAAGCCACCGTCTAGCGATTGTCCCTTACGACCGCGAATGGTAGCCGATAGAAGATTTTCGTATTCCAACTCATGGTGCATGATGTCGGCAACCTGTGCGCCTACATCGTTGATTTCGATAAGAACATGGGCATTGTTAAACTGCCTAGCCGCATTGTGGATAATGGTTGGAAACAGGAGCGGGGTAAGCATGTTGTTACGGAATGTAGCCACCAACCTATAGGGAGGTTTTGTGACATCAATAATCGTAAAGGCATGGTAGTCTTGTCCCTGACCACGCGAAACATCTACGCACATGACATAGGTTCTGCCCTCTTTAGGCATTTCGTAGATTTTATAGCCTGACTCGTTCTTAAAAACAGGATTTTGAAAGGTCAGAGTTTTTAACTTTGAGGAGGCAATAAGGGTATGGATAGAACCGATAAAGTCGCATTCGAACTCTGTCCTGAACTGCTCTTCCGAGGTATTCGCAATCGTCTGTGCCTTCCATTTTTCATCTCTACCAGGCACATCTGACCAATGGACTTCAATCGGAATATAAGAATTTCTCTTATTTACGGCATCAGTCCAATACTTGTAATACATGTTCATGCCGTGGGGAGTCGAGATGATTGTAACCTTTGTTTCCTGACCCGACGAGATTGTGGGATAGACCGACGAGAAGAACTCTTCGGCTACATTTTGAGGAACATAGGCAAACTCGTCAAGAAAGATAAAGTTGAACGAACCACCACGGACGGCACTAGACGAGGTTGCCGAAGCAATCACCTTGGAGCCATTTTCTAGAATGATTGAAGCCTTATTCCACTCAAGAACACCCATCTGTAGCCAACGAGGTAGGTATTCGTAGGCATTCTTGAGACGGTGTAGTAGTTCCTTCGCAGTTGACAGTTTGTTTGCAAGGATAGCCACATTCATGTTCTGATTGAACAGGATATAGTGAAGAATATAGGCTGTGATTGTGGTTGACTTTCCGCTCTGTCGGGGAAGTTTCGCAATCACGAATCGGTTTTCGTGAACCTTGCGAACCATGTCTTCCTGAAAGTCATAGAGTTCGAATGGAACAAGACCCTTGTCTAGGCTGACGATCTTGATATAGTTCTTGATGAAGTAGATTGGATCTTGGGCGCACTTTACATACTCTTTCACCTGATCTTCGGTGAAGTTTACCTGTATGCCAGCAGCCTTTAGATTATCATTTCCGAGATATGATTCAGTCTTCTTCGCCACGATTCACCGCGATTCCCTGTTCATTGAGATTATCAATAGCCTTGGAGAAACTACGCTTTGGGTTGATGAGATCCTGTAGATCTTTCGTAGATCCCACGAATATTGAGTTCATAGTATTATTAACAGTTTTTGGTTCATTTGTATCATTACGAATGATACGCATTTTGTGGTGTAGTTCAAGAAGATCCTTGTTTGCATCTGATACCGCCTTGATCATCTGTGTTACGACTTCGTAGGCACGGGGATGCTCTCCTTCAGTCGCAACACGAACGATGCCCTCAAGAGCCTCGTATCCTAGACTTACAGCACCACGGATATTGTCACGGGCAGTCTTATAATCAATTCCAAGATCATTTGACAACTTGTCATCATCAACCTTTACGGTGATAGACTTTGCTTCGGCTACAGGAAGAATCTCTTGTTGAGGACTCTCTTCTAAGTTAAAAACTTCAGATAGAGATTTGTCAGTTTTATTACCAATCATAAACACCTCCTCAAGTAGTATTATTTATCAAATTCTTCATTGCAATCAACCTCGTATTGAAGATATCAGCGATATACTTGCGAAGATTGGTTGTAGAGATGCCTCTTGAGGGATCATTAGCAGAATTTGTGTCAAAATTGATGCCTGTTGCATTTCCTCCGAAGAAATTTCGGATATATGTGTCTCTCAGCGAGACACGATATCTTCTCCAGAGATCAACATCAGCAGCACCTCCGTAGACTGCCTGTATATTTGTATTATCTTGAGCAGTAGTTCCACCATTCAACCTTCCATCAGGTATAAATGCTGCCTTTCTGCCATATTCAGAGTCGAAGAGAGCAACTTTATTGATATTTGGATAATCAGAACGCATCTTATTAAAGAAGGACAGAGTGTCTTCTAGAGGAATAAACTGATACCAGAATCCTTCATTATCAGGAACAGTTTCATCAATTCCATAGTAGTAAGGAATTCCGTAATAAGTCAAACTGTAGGTTGGCATGATCTCTTGAGTAAGACCATTTAGTTGATTTATTCTGTTTGCTGAACTAATACCAGCCAAAGCCTGATCTGTATAGGCTAGATAAGTCTTATATTTGTCAATCACTCCTGCTGTAACGCAGACAGCCTTTCCACAGTCCCATGTTGGACTTCCGTTGCCACGATCCACAACAAGCGAGTATGGTCTTACATTACTTCCAGTTATTGCTGTTGGAGTTGGTATGATTTCATACTGAATGGTGTTCATGAAGTCTGCATGTGAAGCAAGTTCTTGGAACTGTATTGCAGCGGTGCTGATTCTGTTGTTAATATCAACTCCCGCACCATAAGCATCATTGTGCCAAGCAACTCCCCATGTTTGTATATTTCCACTAATTCCACCTGGATCTCTGTGATCAAAATCACCAATTCCAACATGATATGCTGGTTGAATGTATGGAAGTCCCCAGAATGAGAATTTGACATTTGAACCGAAGAACGACTTCAAATTATCAAAGACATCTGAAAGTTCCTGTGTTGCAGCCTGATTGTTAGCACCACATAGACCACGATCTCCGATGAGATAGTTGTCTTGGAAACCAGTATCAGGATCTAATCCTCGCAAAATTCTATCTTTATAGTCGAGTTCGAAATTGAGCGAAACATAGAAATTTTCTGTATGATTTTGTGTCAAACCGTGCCAATGTATGAGCCAGTTTGCAATTCCTTGCCAATCAGCAACTCCACCTGTTATTACAGTAGGATGCCCTGCAAAGAAGCCTGGACTTGGAGATGAATCTCCATCTACAATCGAAGTTATGAACTTAAATCCCTGATTTTTTAGTATGTTATACCATTCAAGATCGTTCGTGGGATTTCCTGTAGACATCCACGCACCGTCGATATTTCCTAACGACTGCAAACTAGCAGGATTAGCGGCAAAACCACCCCAAAGATAGAGATCAATCTGATTCTGCTGCTGTGTTGGAGTTTCTAGTATTCCATCAGATATGGCTCTATCTGCCCAATACTTGCAATAGTGGCTTAAGATATAGTCAGCCATCTTGTGTCGTGCAAACTTTGATGCAGGATGACCGATGGTGTTGTATTCCCCCCACGAACCAAACGAGAATCCTGCTACCGTAGCACCTGGGAACTCATTTGGATTGTTGAAATAAGCACCATAGGTCAAGCCAGCCATGCACAGACCAAGAACTTCGCTAAGAAGAAGTCTTCGTTGATAGATTGTGTCAACTGCAATTTGACTTCTACTGTCAAGAGTGTCGCCAAGATTCAGAAGACCCAATGCAGTCAATTCAGCCTTTGAACGAGCGGCAAATGCGTAGTCGTAGGATGTAATCTTATTCCATTGATAGAATCCATCCACTACCCCTGATTCTATGCCTGGTTTGATGTATCTGTCATAGTATTGATCTCGGTCAAGTTTTACACCTTCGGGATGTCTTCTTCTCGTAAGATTGATTGAGTCACATGTTTGACTTGGGCTGAAATGACCTAGATTCCAGAATGTGTAAGTAGAGCCTGAGACTCCAAGATTCTGTTCCATGAACTTTCTGAGAGAGTAATAAGAATCTGCTCTATCTGCGGTAAGACCGAAAGTTATGCCACAGCCATTGACAGGGCTATCTGGTGGAAGAAGACCCCATTGGTTACTTACAATACCAAGATTCCATACGGCAGGATAGACTTCTTTTCTCTCTTTTCCTTCTGAAACAAGTAACTCATTCATTCTCTTTATGAGTTTGAGGGTTACATCTGTCATTGTTCTAGTTCTAGAATTTACAATCTTGTGTCCTGTTGCGCTATTCCAGAGTGAGGCTATTTGAGAATAGTGAATGTCAGCATCATCAGGTCCATCAGACGATATTCCCTCGTATGGAGAATAAAAACTAGGACAGACAAAATCACAACAACCTTCGTAGATGTATTTCAACTTCTTTGCGACATAGTTTACATAACCTGTAAGACCTGTGATGGTGAGAGATGTTCCGTTATCATCTACAAATCCTGCACCATTAACGGCTGGATTTTGAATGAAATCGTCCCATCTTATGTCATAAGTGTTAAAAGGCTCATAATCAGCCATACACTCGCCCCAGAATCCAACCTTTGCTTGAGGCCAGACTTGTTTACATGCATTGTAGACTATTCTATTAACAAATTTACATGTTTCAATATGGAATGTTTCACCAGCAGTCTGAAACACCCCTATTCGTGGATATGCAATAAATTCAGGATCGGGCAGAATATAACCAGTATAAGATGTTCTCTCTGAACCAAGTGGTGGGCAATCATCCGCCCTCCACTTGCAGATATCACCATCAAATGTCTGATCAAGATTGAGCCATCTTAGACGCAGTAGTTCAGTCGCTGCGCTTTCATAATCGGCAGTTCTACCTTGAGTTAGAGCAAGAGTATTCACATATGCGGCAGTAAGTGTATTTCCAGGAATATCATTTTGAAATGGTTCGGTCAGACCTTTACTTGGATTTCCCCAAGGAGATACAAAGGTATATCTTCCTGTTCCGAGACATATACCAGCAATTCCCATGACGGAGGATGCATAAAGAATCTTACCAGGAACAACATCAAGAGTGTCATAAGAGACACCCGTGTCGAATACATTCTGAACAATTCCATTTCCATTGCTTGGATGATACAATCCTTGCATAATGATCTTGAGTCTAGATGCGCTTGGATTTGGTTGTTCTAGACTCTCTCCACCAAAACGATAGGCATATCTCTTCAGTAGTTCACTATGAACATCATAGAAACGCTTTAGTTTTTCTTCAACATCAACAGAGTTTGTCCAATCAATGGTTGCTCCTGCTCCATCAAAAGACTTGATCCATTTGAGAACTCGGTCACGATCAGCAGTTATTCCAGCATAAGATGATATACCCATAGCAGATGCAGCATATGAAGTATCATTCCAGAAAGCATAACCTTGAACCCCATTACCGTGATCATCTCGCACCCAATCAATGATGTCGGAATAGACTTGAGCATCGTCGTAGGTTGTGCCACCAGATAGTGCAATTGGATCAAGATTTCCTACAGTTCCGCCTTCAATATCACCAACATGTGAGTATGATACGAGTGGCACTATATCACCAGAGAAACTAAAAGGTGCTGCCTTTAGTGTCTGCGAAAGATCTAGTTTTACATCTTGATAGGACTTATAGCGATTGTCTTGAGAATCTGTGTTTGTGTAATAATCATACACGGTTGGATATAAAACATCAAGATTGGGCAGCAGAGGTTCGACACGCTTTGAGAATTCAAGCAGAACTCTAGTCTTGGAGACTGCTGTTGCTTGAGTTCCTAATGTTTCCGATCCACCATTTATTAATGGTTTACTCCATTGAGTCAGACCCCACTCATTGAATCTCTCTAGAGTAAGACCAGTTCCTCCACCAGTAATTGTATATGATGTTCTTGGCTCTAGTGTTACTTCGGGAACACCCTCAATACCAAACTTAATATCACTATATCCTCGCTCGTTTTTCCATTGACGGGCTGTAGTGAGTAGTTTATTGATAATATCGACGGTGAGTAAATAGTTTGTGCTGTTTATTAGATAACCAGTTGATAGTAGAATGTCTTTTATTTCGGGATTTGCAGTTTGATCTAGATCTAAAACAGTTGGCAGCGAATCATCGTAAGAAGGTTGACCTCCTCCAGAATCATACTGTGTATAGTCTGTTGAAATTGGGTATGTTGCTGGTGTGTAGAGATATCTCTCCATCTGAAATTGAGATGGTTGAGTGGAGCCGTCGTTCTTTGTAAGTGAGAATACGAAATACTTTGGATAGTATCCAAGAGTCTCTTTTGCTCTTTCAAGACGATAGTCGAGGTAGTTCTTTATTCTTGTTTGCTCAACATCTGCCGTGATAGATGGAGTGTAGAATTGTCCACCTGATTTTCCATTTAACTTGCCCCTGGTATAGGCATCAAGTTCATCAAGGTATATCCACACGGCATTCTCAATGCCATTGTTCTTAAGTCCGAATGACAAGAGTTTGGTGTGATCAATGATCTTGTTTGGATCTACTCTAGTTGTTGGATGTCTATAACCTGTGCTGAAACCACGGGGAATAGGAGTTCCGCCGCTCTTGAGGAAAGCAAGATAGTGTGCATAGTCATCAATGGTGGGGAATCTACTAGCAAAATCTTCAACTCCACCAATGTTAGTATAAGCACCACCTTCACCTTGATTTTCAATAGGAGAGTTGAATAGACTACTCCAATTCAAATAGGCACGATGCTTGGTTTCATCCAACTTCGGATCATCGTATTTTCCTGTGGACTTGTTTAAAAGTTTATCAGCAGCAAGTGCATAGTCCCATTGAATAGTTCCATATCCTGTTGATTCTACGACACGATAAACTCTAGCATTTCCATCCATCTCGGGAAATGTGTTGCCATTATTATCATAATAATATGCTGGTGCTGCATAATCATTAAGATACCAATATCTACCGAATGTAAAGCCAGATGGTCCACTAACTCCAACTATTGACATTCTTCTGATTCCTTGGAACATCGGAAAGAATACCTCTATCGGTCCCATCTCGCTCAATTTATGCATTCTTGTTATGAGAGTGGAGTTTGGTTCATTACCATAGGCATTATTGAAAAATTCATCGTCTGATATGAATGGAAGACCAAGGTATGGACTATCATACCAGGTATTTCCTATCTTAAATGCTGTTGGAGCAGCCTCGGCAAAAACAGAATCTTGACCAAAATTTGGCAAAATCCAGTTTGAATACACATCCCACCAAACAGCATCAAGAGTTGGTCCAAGTGTTGTTCCATCACCATAGTCTCCTACGAACGGAGCGTATGCATTTGGATTCGTTTGAGAGTATAAGTGTTGTGCCTGTAGGTAATTAATACCAACAGTCGGTCCTGGACAGACAACAAGTGCATCCAATCCAATATCAGCACCAACATCAAGATATGGCTGATATCCTTCGATTAGTCTTTGCTTTGCTCCCGTATAACCATAAGTTTTCCAACGGATGTAGTTTTCGTTGTTGATTGTTCCAGTGTAGAACAACAATTTTATTGGATCTGCTGGATTAAACCAACCAGTAACACCTGTTAGAATATTCCATTCTTGATTGGTCAGAGTTCCTTGTGTTCCAGTAACCAATGCTTTGAATGTTTTCACAAAATCGGGGATTAGCCAAGGCATTGGTTCGTTGCAAGTGATTCCGCCGATGTTAAGACCATCTCTTGCGTTGATATATGCATCTGGCTGATACGATAGTGCCTCTTGTCTTTGTGTTGTATTTGCAGTAAGAGGAACTTTTCCGAATGGCTGATGGATTGAGAATCTTCTTGCACCCCATTTATACCACTCTTTGAGAGATGTATTCTTCAGAGTATCGTATGGATCAATGGTGTTACCAGCAGCATCGGCAATCTGTTGACCACTTGCTCCCTTGTAGTTTCCATTTACAAAGCGGAACCATGAAAAGGATGGATCATCAGCATAGAAACCAACTGCTCTTGCTCCTGGATTTAGTGTCGTTGAATTTCCGTCCATGTTGAACCAAATTGACATGTTGTTTCTGATGATATTCTTCATGTCTTCTACAGAAACAAGACTATTGGTTCCTGGAAAGTCAGTTGCAAATGTAGAACCAGCATTTCCAGTATCAGCCGATCCAAAAATAACAGTAGTGGATGCATCGACGATTCCACCAGTATTTGAAGCGGTTAGTGTATAGGACTTGTTTTGCAATATTCCGCTAACTTCTACGGAATTTGATGTTAGGCTTACAGAACCAACATCTGGAGTGATTGTTATTGATGTTGGAGAGTTGGAAATAGCCCAACGAAGAGTGGTTCTACCAGTTCCTCCTGTGTTTGGAGGATCGGCAAAGAAAGACCAAATCGTAGGTGGTTGAGTGGCTTCTTGCTGTCGTATTGTCACAGAGGCAGTTTTTGTTGTAGAGCCAAACGCATTGGTCGCAGTGGCAGTAAAAATTGTTGCTTGTGTTATTGATGTTACTCTGTATTGACCATCTGAAGCACCAAAAGATGTTACATCACCAATACCAGAAATCGACACATTTGTCGGATTTTCTAATATAGACCAGTATAGGGTAAATCCGCTACCAGAGAAAACAGAGTCGGGATCAGCATAAAAATGGTTGAATACTGGAGCAAGTGTTCTCATGCCAACAACTGCATACTTCTTCACAGAACCTGAAGAGTTTGTAGCAGTTAACTCATAGACTGTTGGCTGCTCTAGTCTTGTTACATCATATCTTCCAGAAGAGACACCGAAAGAACTTGCATCACCAATTCCGTTGTTGAGAGAAACCGATACCGCGTTTGTTGTTGTCCAGAAGATTGAAAGCGGATCTCCCCACGAAACCTGAGTTGGAATGGTGTAGAATGTAAGAATTGACGGAGGAGTCAATCCAGTTAGTGGTCCTGATATTCCACGATCAATCTCATCATCGTTTTGACCAGTAAGACCAGTATTTACAGAGGAAATAACGCCACTACCAGTTAGAGTAGAGCCTCGGACTATATTTCTATAATTTTCTCTGCTGTAATAAAATGCCATCATTCCTCCAACTGATCAAGGTCAAATATGTTTGTTTGAACTTCTTGAATCAGGTTATATGTCTTTTCTGGTCCAAAGATATATGTTTTTGCGCTAAAAGTAAGGGTATGGGTTATAGATCTTCTCTGATCCATCTCACCCTCATAATCTTCAACCATTGAAACTGAAGTGATGTTTACAGGAACATCTACTTTCTTGTTCAACGAGTTCATCTTTACGGTAACATTAAACTCAGGTGTGAAGAATGGAAGAATCTGTTCAATGATCTGCAATCCATCTTCTGAATTCCTTGTCATTACATATAATGAAAATTCAATATTGTAAGGAACACCGACAAAACGCTCTACAGCAGTTGTAGAATTCTCATCAAGTGGTCCTGCATGTTTGATCAACGAGTTGATCTTTCTCATTGTGTCGTAGTTTATTGAAGTCATCTCAAAAGCGAGTCTAGGTAAGGTATAGGCTGCTCTTGCCTTGCTGAGATCCATGCTGTTTGGTTCTGTGGCAAATCTGAGATACTTCTCTTTTGGTCCGTATCCAAGTGGAACCTTTACGCGAGAAACCTCGTTGTTTTCCGAGTCTTCGCGAGTGATATAGATGTTGTTGAAAAGACTTCCAAAAGCCACAACGAGATTTCTTATTGACTTGAAGTAGAATGTTTGAAACATCAGTAGTTGCCCTCGGAGAATGGATCAACATCGGTGAAATCAAACAGTTCTTTTTGGTTTCTCTCAAGTTCAATAGCAGCACCATCATCAAAGCCTTCAATGCTATACTTCGTGGTTGTAACACTAGTGGCATTGATTGAATACTGTGCATTTGAAGTATCGCCAATAACGATACCAGATGTAAATCCGCCGCTTTCCAATGAAACCTCTATTGTCTTGTTGTCGGGATACCAATTTATGACAGTTCCAACCGATGTTGCACTTCCCAACGAAGCACCAACGAACACCTTCTCACCGACATAGTAACGGTCTTCTGTTGTAATACTTGAACCTGTAAGACCGATATTGTATAGATTTCTGACAATCTCCTCCCGAGCAGAGTCGATAATAGGAACTCCCGTGTCGATCTCTTCGTATGAATATAC